ACACCAGGACGAAGTTCTCAGCGAGTACCGGAGGAACTACAACCTCTCCGGAGCGATGCTCACGGTGGACAGCCGTCACAAGGCGATCGAAGAGGAAAAGGCTCGCCGGGAAGCGCTCATGGCCAGGATGGAAGCAGAAAAAGCTGCGGCGGAAGCTGCCGCTCAGGCTGCGCAGGAAGCCATCCAGCAGGAGCAGATTTCAGCTCCGGAAGCTGTACAGGCCCCTGTGGCCATGCCGGATCCTGAGACCTCTGTCCCGCAGGTGAAGATCTACGAGGTCACGTTCACCGTCCGCGGGACGAAAGAGCAGCTGGTGGCTCTGAAGCAGTTCATGAATGAAGGAGGTTACGAAATCGTATGACAGCACAGAACACAACCGTTGCGCAGAAACCGAAGTTTTCTGCAGTGATCAGCACCGCCGGATATCAGCGCCTGATCAATAACACCCTGGGCGATCCGGAGCGGAGCCGGCGCTTTGTCGCCGCAATCACTTCCGCGGTGGCCGTCAACCCCGCCCTGCAGGAGTGTGAACCCGGAACGATTCTGGCCGGCGCCCTGCTGGGTGAAAGCCTGAACCTGAGTCCCTCCCCGCAGCTTGGCCAGTATTACCTGGTTCCCTTCGAACAGAAGCTGAAGGGACCCGACGGAAAAACCGCATGGGTGCTCGACGAGAACGGAAAGCACGTCCTGGACAGCAAGGGGAAATGGATGGCCTATTCCGAAAAGCGTGCACAGTTCGTTATCGGCTTCAAAGGATATCTGCAGCTGGCGATTCGCTCCGGCCAGTACCGCGACATTGACGTGATGGAAGTGCGGGACGGTGAATACCTGGGAAAGGATCCGGCAACCGGAAAGCCCCGCTTCCAATTCATCGAAAACGATGATGAGCGCGAAGCCCGGCCGGTAATCGGGTACCTTGCGTACTTCGAGTATCTGAACGGATTCCGGAAAACGCTGTTCTGGTCGAAGCAGAAGATGATGAATCACGCAGACCAGAATTCCCCGGCATTCTCCGCGCTGGCCATGCAGCAGATCGAAGCCGGTCAGGTCCCGCCGGATGAAATGTGGAAGTATTCCAGCTTCTGGTACAAAGACTTCGACGCGATGGCCAAGAAAACGATGCTCCGGCAGCTGATTTCCAAGTGGGGCATCATGAGCATCGATATGCAGCAGGCCTATGTGCAGGATTCCAAGTTCATCCAGATGGATGACGGCGGAGGGTTTGTCGGTACACCGGAAGAAGCGCCGCAGGTCGAACAGCAGCAGCCGGTAATCAGCCAGCCGGAAGTGACGGATGCCGTTGAGCAAGTGAACCTGGCAGACCTCTGATGATCAGCTACGAGGTTTTATCAACCGGATCAAAGGGGAACGCGGTCATCGTCGGAAAGGCTGTGCTGATCGATTGCGGAGTCCCATACAGGATGATTGAACCACACATCCGGGATCTGAAGCTTGTCCTGCTGACGCACATCCACAGTGACCATTTCGCGCCGGCCACACTCAGGAAGATGGCGGCGGAAAGGCCGCTTCTCCGGTTCGGAGCCTGCGGATGGCTGATCAAGGCCATGGTGGACGCCGGGATCCCGATGAAGCAGATCGACGTGCTGAAGCCCGGCACCATGTATGGCTACGGCATCCTGAATGTGATCCCGTTTCTGCTGACGCACGATGTGCCGAACTGCGGATACAAGCTCCACTTCCCGGGAGGGAAAGCGATCTACGCGACCGACACCAACAATCTGAATGGCATCAACGCCAGACATTACGATCTGTACCTGATCGAATGCAATTACGAGGATGGAGAGATTCAGCGGAAGATCGCGGAGAAGAAAGCCGCCGGAGAATACCCCTACGAGCTGCGCGTGATCCGGACTCATCTGTCCAAGGCGAAATGCGATGACTTTATCTTCCGGAACATCGGCCCGACAGGCAGATATGTTTATCTGCACGGACACGTTGACAAGGATGGCGATGACGATGCCTGAGTTCAAGATTCAAGGAAGACCGAAAGACATGTACCGCGATCGGGATGGAAAACACTGGATCATTACTTTCCTTACCAATGGCCGGGTGAACGGAGATGTCTTCGATGAGCTGGCCAAGCATGACTGCGACATTGAGGTGAAACGGCATCGGAACATCCGGAGTAAGAACGCGAACAGCTACTTCCACGTGCTGGTGAACAAGATCGCTCAGGAAACCGGAGAGACGGAGGATGAAGTCAAGGTCCGGCTGATCACCAGTTACGGAGCCCTGGCCCGGAATCCGGATGACACATACACGATGTTTCTGCTCCCCCAGGGAGTAGACGCCACGACTTATTACCGATACGCGGTGCTCTACGATCAGCGCGAGGTAAACGGCAAGACGGTGAACATGTGGAAGGTCTACAAGGACAGCCACACGATGGATAGCAAGGAAATGGCCAACCTGATTGACCACACGATCGAAGAAGCCAAGACGCTCGGAATCGAAACCACAACCCCGGAAGAAATGGAACGAATGAAAGCAAGGTGGGCTGAATACGAAGCAGCTCACCCGAGGAAAGAGGGCTGACGGATGGCAGAATCCATTCTGCAGACTGAGAAAGAATGCTGGTTCTGCTCCGCAAAGATCGGACTGGAAGAACACCACATCTTCGCCGGCGTGGCCAACCGGAAGATCAGCGAGAAATACGGCCTCAAGGTCTGGCTCTGTCACCGGCACCACACCGGAGACGGTGGCGCCCAGTACGATCCGGAGAAGGGTCTGCAGCTGAAGCAGGAAGCCCAGAAGGCATTTGAAAGGATCCATGGCCATGAGCTGTGGATGAAGACCATCAGAAAGAACTATCTGTGAAAGGAGCTACAAACCATGAGCGAGATCAAACGCGGATACCCGAACCCCAATTACACCGAGAATGACATCCTCACTGAGGAAGAGGCTGAACTGCTGGCGGATGTCGGCCTGGTGACGATTGATGCCGATCACTACGAGGAGCTGGTCAGCAAGGCCGCGGCCCTGGATATCCTGACCAGCTGCATCCAGATCACCGGGAAGGTTGATGATGACATCGTCAAGGCTGTCACCGGAACGATTGCCAAGGTGGACATGGTGCCGAAGACTGAGGTCGATGAAGTCTGGGGCTACTACACCCACAAGGAAGAGGAAAACAGCAAGCTGAAGCAGGAGATCGCCAGTCTGACAAGAGCCAACAGCGAGCTGAAGGAAATCCTGCGGCAGAACAAGATCGGCCCCTACGCCGATCAGGATGAGGAGGACAACCATGGACAGGACTGAGTTTATCGGAAACCTGACCCGGGATCCGGAACTGCGGACCACGCAGACCGGGATCAACGTCTGCAGCTTCTCCGTGGCGGTGAATAAGCCCCTGACGAAAGCACAGCGGGACGCCGGACAGCAGCCTACCGCGAAGTTCTACCGGGTCAGCGCATGGCGCGATCTCGGCGAGAACTGCGCCAAGTATCTGGCCAAAGGCCGGAAGGTGTACGTGAGCGGCACGGTGGACGTGAGCACCTACGTAAGCAATCAAGATGGCAAGACCTACGCCAACCTGGAAGTGACGGCCAATGAGGTTGAATTCCTGACGCCCAGGGGCGATTCCGCGGCGCCGGGAGCTCCGGCCGGGAGTGCGCCCACCCAGTACGCGGCACCCGCCCAGACGGCGCCGGCAGCACCGCAGTATGCACCGTATCCCGCAGCTGCTCCGGCCGCTCCGGCAGGATTCACCGCGGTCGAAACAGATGAGCTGCCATTCTAAAGACTTTACGGGGGCCGGTATTCGCCGCCGGTCCCCGATTGAAAGGATGTGATGGACGTGTCATCTGGAAAGCGATACTTCTGGCTGAAGCTGAAGGAAGACTTCTTCGGATCGAAGCGGATCAAGAAGCTCCGGAATATGGCCGGCGGTGACACGTATCTGATTATTTACCTGAAGCTGCAACTGAAGGCAATGAAAACAGATGGGATCATCCAGTTCGACCACCTGGAAGACAACATCATGGATGAGCTTGCCCTGGATCTGGACGAGAAGCCGGACGATGTGGCAGCCACTCTGATCTACCTCACTCACTGCGGATTGGCTGAAACATCCGATCAGGAGACCTTCTACTTCCCTTACGCAGTAGAGAACGTAGGCAGCGAAAACTCAAGTGCTGCAAGGGTTCGTGAGTATCGGAAGAAACAGAAGGCGTTACATTGTAACACGAATGAAACGCCAGTGAAACGTTTGTGTAACGGAGAGATAGAGAAAGAGAAAGAGATAGAGAAAGAACAAGAAGAAGTCGGCGGCGATGACACCTTCGGAATGGATCCGGATGAAGCCCAGCGGATAGCGCGGGATCACAGCGAGATCCTGGACGCAGCTGAAGCCGCCGGTTTCCCGAAGAATCCGGCCACATGGGACAAGCTCATTGACCTGTATGCGGACTTCGGAAAGGACACTGTGCTGGCCGGGATCAGCGCCTGCGTTGACCAGGGAAAGACGGTTCTGAGCTACCTGCGGAAGTGCTGCCAGAACATCGCCGCCGGAGAAAAGAAGTCGAACGATGATCCGCTCCTGCCGAAGGATCACGTTTTCATGGGATGGTGAGCTGAATGAATGCGTACACCAACATTGAAGCGGAGATCAACGTGCTCGGCGCGGCGATGCAGGACGATAAGGCTCTGAAGGCTGTTGTTGAAATGGATCCGGATGACTTCAGCGAGCCGGCACACAGGCTGATCCTGAATGCGATGAAGGATCTGAACCGGGCCGGAACGCCAGTCGATCTGGTCACCATGTACACAGAGCTGCAGAAGTCCAACCGCATCGAGATCATCGGAGGCGCAGCGTACCTGCCGAAACTGATCAGCTCTGTAGTCACGACCGCAAACGTGAAGAGCTACATCCGGATCGTGAGGGAATGCGCCACCCGGAGGAGGCTGAGAGGTATCGGCGAGAGTCTGATCCAGGCATCAGCTGAACCCGAAAAGAACGTGGACGAGATCCGAGAGACCGCCGCGCTGGATATCCGTAAGGTCAAGGGTGACGGCGGAATCAAGCTGGTGAATCAGGAACAGGCCGTTATCGATACCTATGAGCAGCTGAGCGATGCGCAGAAGCGCGAAGACCAGCCGGATAACCGGATCATGACAGGCCTGGGCCCCCTGGACAAGATGACCGGCGGCCTGTACGGATCGAAGCTGATGATCATCGGCGCCCGGCCTTCGGTCGGAAAGTCGATCTTCGCCATGACGATCTGTCTGAACGCGGCGAAGCAGGGCAAACGGGTCCTGTACATCACGATGGAGATGAAGGTCAACGAGCTGATGGAACGTGAATTCGCCTCTGCCAGCATGGTGAACCTGAGCGAGATCACCAGCGGAGAGATCAGCGAGGACGGCTGGATGAAACTGGCTGAAAGCATTCCCACCCTGGTCAGCAGACAGATCTTCTACTGCACGGACGGCTACACCGTGGAGGACATCCGGAGGGCGGCCTTCATGCTGTACGAAGACGGCGGGATTGATCTGATCTGCGTGGACTACCTGCAGCTGCTGGAGGGCAGCAAGAAGAGGAGCAACCGGCAGGAGGAAGTATCCGACATCAGCCGGGGGCTGAAGCGTCTGGCTCAGGAGCTGAACATCCCGATCATCGCCCTGTCCCAGCTGAATCGCGGGAACGCGAAAGAGAAAAGACCCCCCACCATGAACGATGCCCGGGAATCCGGAGCCATTGAGCAGGACGCGAACATCTTCCTCCTGCTGCATGATCCGGACGTGGATGAGCTGAAGAACGAGGATCTCCGGAGACTGCATAAGAACCTGGGTGACCGCGGGATGAAGCTGATCTACGTGAACGTGGACAAGAACCGGCAGGGCCGGAAAGGAATCTTCTACATCGCCTTTGACGGTGACCACATGAGATTCCTGCCACTGAAGAAGGAGGATCCGCAGTGAGAACAGATGCCGAGAAGCAGGCTTTCGCCATGAAGTGCCTGGAGATCGAGAAGGCCGGAGGGAATGTGCAGGAGTACATCGCCAAGAACTGGCCGAGCTATTCGCCCCGGGCCACCTGGTACAACCTGCAGAGAGAGTATCTGAAGCGGAACACCGCGCAGCTCACTGAAGGAAAGCCTGAGCCCAAAAGAGAGGAGGTGAATGAGATGAGACGAGCCAAGGTGGATTTGCTGAATGGCGTTCTGAAGGTCCTGGCCGAGAAGGGTGATCCTCTGGAATATATGAAGGAGCAGGGGTACAAATTCCCTCAGCAGGCCTGGGCCGATCTGCGGAACTGGGCAAACGCGCACAACATGAACCAGGGGCGGCTCCCGGAAGATCTGAGAAAGTATTACGCCAGGATTCGCGCTGACAAGCCCGGCAATGTGGCTCCGGATGAGAAGCCGGGCGAACACCCGACCGAAGAGCCAAAAGCGCTGGAAAGTGTATTTTATCCCCCGGAAACGTCGAAAAATCCGCAAAAAGCGGATCAAAATGCACAAAAAACGTCGCAAATGTCCAACTTGATCACAGCAACGAAGATCAAACGGAGCATGAGCGAAGGTCAGCTGATGTTCGATCTGACAGGAGGGATGTAAATGGAAAAGCGACTCAGTATCACGGTGGAGCCGGCACCGAAGGAACGCCCGAGGGCAACGGTTGTCGGCGGTCATGCCAGAATCTACACCCCCAGCACCACAGCCAGTTACGAAAAAAAAATCCGTGACGCGTGGATAAGGGAGCATGGAAACACCCCCATGGAGGGGCAGCTGCTGGCGAAGATCTACTACGGATTCCGGATTCCGAAGAGCACGCCGAAGAAAAACATTCCGGCGATGCTTCAGAAGATCATCCGCCCCACCGTGAAGCCGGATCTGGACAACCTGGACAAGGCGGTCATGGACGCGCTGAACAAGGTCGCCTACAAGGATGACAGCCAGATCGTGGCCAAGGTGAGCAAAAAGCATTATGCGGAGGTGCCGAACGTGACGATCGTCATCTCCGAGTACGGGAAGGAGGAAAAGCAGGATGGATGAGTACATGGGTGTGCAGGAGGAGCCCAAAAGGCCCCTCTGGGGACGCCTGAAGAAGGCTCTGTGGCGCTTTAAGGAATCGGTCGTGTTCTCCATTGGAAAACGCCTGCCGCCCCGGGAAGCGCGAACAGAGGACCGGAGCGGGCATGTGATTTACACCTGCCCCCGGTGCGGAGAGTTCGTGTACTGCGCGGAGCAGTGCGTCAGCTGCGGACAGAGGTTCCTTCCCGGAGCCAAAACGATAGGAGGAATGCTGGATGAGCGATTCACCGATCCATGACCAGTGGAAAGCCAATGGGAACTGTGCCATGTGCCGGCGGCGGGGCTACTGCAAAACGCAATGCAGCGCGAATAAGCGCCTTTGTAGACGAATTGCGGAGGCTCAGGCAAAGCGGATCCTCGCGGCTGCGATGGTGCGGAAAGCCGAGGTGCCGGATGGACAAAAAGTATAGGTGGCTGCTGCAGATCTGGTACGGCGGGGCATGGCGGGACATGTGGGGCAGTGACAAACGCTCCGACCTGGCTGAATACCTTGAGAAATGCCCCGATGATATGAAGGGCCGGATTATTGACACCACAGAAGAGGAAGTGACGAAGAAGCATGGAAGGCGACGCGATTAGCCGGTGTGACGCCCATGTCCAGATGCGAAGGCTGAAGGGTAAGACGCTGCAGATGCGCAAGAGCGGGTACCGGGACGGATGGAACGACGCGATCGAAAGCGCCGATCAGGCGTTGAACAACTGCAAGGCGCTGGACGTGAAAACCGTTGTCTGCTGTGGGAAATGCTTCCACGCCACAGAGCGGGAAAGCACCCAGGTGTACTGCCCGATCCAGAAGAAACACAAGAATCCGGATGCCTACTGTGACGAAGGCATCCAGATCGAAGAATGAAAGGAGACGAAAACCCATGAAAGACTTTATGCCGATCAATCTTGCCAGCGGAACGCTGAGCGCCATGAAGGGCGACCTGACCCAGGCTCTGCAGGACTGTCTGAAGAAGATGGACGAAGCCAAGAGCGACACCGGGAAGGTGACGCTGTCCATCACGATCAATAAAGACAAGATCCCGGTCACGACCGAGAAGGACTACCGGGACGCGACGGTGCCCCGGTTCAAGTGGAAGGCCGAAAGCAACGTGCCGCTGAAAGAAGCCTTTGACGGCGAGTTCGGCGGGGACTACGAGCTGACCAAGGATGAGGGAACCTACGGGCTGAAGAGCATCAACGGCCAGACTTCCATGTTTGACGTGGAAGAGGATGACGAAGACCTGGAAGACGAGGAATGACGTCAGCTGCAACTGACTACCGGAGGTGACGGGGAGATATGGACAAGAAAACGCTGTATCGGCTGTTTTATCTGCCGAAACAGATTGCCATAAAAAAGCGGGAGATCCAGCGGATTATGGAACGTTTGACGGCCATATCTCCCTCCCTGACGGGAATGCCGCACGGCGGCGGTGTCCACGACAAGCTGGGCGAAGGCGTCCCGGAGCTGGTGGACAAGAAGAACGAGCTGGAAGAGATGGTCCGCGGATACGAAGCGGAGGAACGATCCATCAATCAGTGGATAGATGACATCGATGACATCCAGGTCAATCTGATTATGTCCCTCCGGTTCAAGGAAAGGAGACCCTGGAGCGAGGTTGCAGACGAAGCCGGAAGCATGTACACGGATGATTCAGTCCGGAAAATGGTGGATCGATACCTGGAGAAAGAAGGGAGGGACAAGGATGACCGAGGAAACCATGCTGAATGACGCAGAAAGGGCGGTGCAGCTCAAGGAACGGGGGTCGCCCCGGGAAAAGGTGGAACAGGCTCTCAGCGTCTGCAGCGAGTGGGTACGGGACGCATCCGGAGAATGGAAAAAGGACTGCTACCGGTGCTGCTACTGGGATAATTCGGACATCGCCGCGCTGATGTGCGGCGGACGGCTGATGAAAGACGCTCTGGAAGTGATTCAGAAACAGAAGGCCCGGATCGAGGAGCTGGAAGAGACGGTCCGGAGGATGAGTAAGGAGCTGGCCCAGGCCAGCCAGAGGGAGTGGAACGAATGATTATCAGAAAGCCATGCCACATGTACAAGGAAATCAAGACGCAGAATGGCAAGTGGAAACTGCGCTGCGGGTATGACGGAGCCATTCGCAATCACTGCTACGGCCCGAAGTGTCCGCACTTCCGGCCCACGTTCTGGTACCGGCTGCTTCATCCGAGGGGGAAGATGTGATGATCTGGGTATGGGTTGTGCTTGGAATACTGTTTCTGATCTGGATTATCAAGACGATGTAAAGGAGACGGGAAAATGATTGGAACCATGAGAGTGACTGAATGCCGGGACTGTAAAGCGAAGATCGGCTTTATCAAGATCGCCGGCAAGGACAAGACGATGCCCGTAAACGCGGAGAGCGTTTACTACATCCAGAAGGCCGGCGGGAGCCAGAAGATTGTGACGCCCAACGGCGAAGTGCTGAGCGCGGAGCTGACGGACAATCCGGATAAGGCGACCGGGATTGGCTATATCAGCCATTTCGCCACCTGCCCCGGAGCTGAAAAGTTCCGGAAGTCCAGAAAGAAGGGATGAGCTCATGAACGCCGGAAAGTGCGACAGCTGCAATTATGAAGGCCCTCTGCAGCACATCAGGAATGATCTGGCGGATCCTCCGCTGGAATTCAATCTCTGTCCGAAGTGCACGAGGAAATGCATCATCAGCATGCAGATGTTCGTCCGGACGCCGTACGGCCGGAAACGGTTCATCGAGAAGTACGGGACCCCAAAAGGCGTCAATGTAAACGCCAGGTAACGATTCCTCCGGATTAAGGCTCTGCAGAGACAGACCATCCGGATACAAAGCAAAGGAGACGAACAATGATACCAGAGGATATCTGCATCAAAAAGGATTTCGAAAGCAAAGGCTGGAAGATGGAGGACGCGATCCGGAACATGAAGCACATGATCGGCATGTATCCGGAAGGATGCCGGCGCACGTATAAGCGCTGCGGAACCACGTTCTATAAGCCATATCGGAATTACTGGTCCGGAGAAAACAAGTATATGGAATACTTTTCTCATGTCGGGCTGTGTGAGAAATGGGTGAATAAAGGATTCATTCCCAAGGATATGCCGAACTACGCGCTTACACGCCGTGGCCTGAATTTCCTGGGGCGTCATATCAAGGTGAACATCGGAAATGTTGAAAACTGAAAGGAGACGAAAAGATGGAAACATTAGTCCGTAACGAAGTGCCCGAAGCAATGGCTCGGGCAGCTGCTCACTGGTGGGCCGAGAGAGCTGACGGAACAGCTCACCATAACAACCGCGGCGGTGATCTGGCCAGCGTATTCGCCGGAATCCTGGCCGATACGATGAATACACCTCCGCAGTACGGAGCCCTGGAGAAGTTTGAAGAGATTCTGGCAGAGAAGATCATGACGGCAGAACTGCCGTATATGTGGCAGAGCATCTGGGTGGATTACGGTCCGGATCAGATCCTTGCCGAAGCCGCCAAGGAAGCCGAAATCAACTGCGCAAACTTCCCCTGGAAGACCGGGATGCATATCGATGTGGACAGGAACATGATTCAGGTCCGTCTGAGCATGGGCCCGTGGGAAACGATCTGGGAGGATGGACATGACAAATGACACAAAACGGGCCCTGGAGCTGATCGAGCCCATGGCCAAAGAGCTGAATATCGAAGTCAGGGCAGATGATAAGCTGCTCTACTGCAACGGTCAGGCGATCGGAATTGCCTGCAATTCCACCTATGCCACGATCAATGAGTTTCTGGGATATGCATTCCTGAATATGTGCAAGAGGGAGTACCGCTTCCGTGAAGGCATTGAAAAGGCAAACGAGCTTCGGGGTGTTATCAAGCGGTACTGGATCAGCAAGGCAGTATTGGATAAGCTGAATGGGCTTCCTTCCGAAACATTGGAGGACGTTGCTCACGGAAAGGATCTTGATATCCGTTCTCTTGCCTACCGGGCAAAGCTCACCGAGACAACGATGTGGCGCTACATCCGCAGGGAGAAGGTCCCTACGGAAGAGCACGCGAAAGCGCTGGCCAATGTCCTGGACATTGACTGGAAGTATGTGATCAGACTGTGCGGAGGTAATCCAGATGACTAAGATCATGATCAGCATTCAGCCGAAATGGGTGCAGAAGATTCTGAACCTGGAGAAGAAAGCAGAGATCCGGAAGACGGCGCCCCGTGCGCCGTTTCCCCTGCACTGCTTCATCTACGAAACTGGAGGAAAAGGTGTAGTTGCTGAATTCATCTGTGACGATGTGAATCAGGCCCGGGGCGTGAGCATCGACAAGGTATTCCTTGCTGACACCTGCCTGACGGTGGATGAAGCCAGGGAATACGCCGGAGAAGGACAGATCTTCAAGTGGCGGATCCGGAGCCTGATTACCTATGGCCAGCCGAAGAAACTGAGCGATTTTGGTATTGATAAGCCGCCGCAGAGCTGGTGCTATGTGAAAGGCGGTGAACCGGATGGATCAGGAGCATGACTGCCTTCCTCCGCTGGAGCATACGGGCAGCTGGATATTGTCGGATGCTGCTGTGCGGAGCATAGCAGAAGCCCTGGAAAGAATAATTCCGACAGCAAGCACGGCAAATGAAGTCTTTGAGAAGCTTAGGCAGCTTGGGTTATCGCCCAGAAAAGAACGAAGGGCTATTCGATGGGACGAAAAGAATAGACGGCGCCGGCTGAAGGGGCTTCCCGAAAAGCCTTATCCGTTCCCTGTGACATATCAGTGTTATTTGTTCCGGCCACCACAGCCCGGCCCGATAAATGTGAAGATTGAATGGCCTGAAGGAGGTGCCGAAAATGACCAGAGCAGAGATGATGAAGGAGCTTGACCGGATCATCGATGTCGGCATCGTCAATGCGCACCATGACAAGGAAGTGCTGCAGGTGGCCATGAAAACACTCGAAGAGCTCTGGAACGATATCCAGGAAGTGAAATCATGCAAGGTCTGCGCTTTTACGGATATCGAGAAGTGTTCTCCGGACGCGGATATAGACAGCGAAGCGTTCCGGAGATGGCGGGACTGCGGAGGATCACTGAAACAGAATTGGAAATGGAGGTTAGAAGAAGATGACGCTGAATGAATACCAGGAACTGGCTTTAAGAACCAGCAGGAAGGATCTTGACAGCATGGATCACCTGATAAACGGATGCCTTGGGCTTGCCGGAGAAGCCGGTGAATGTGCGGATCTGCTGAAGAAGCACCTTTACCAGGACGATAGGCCCATCAAAGAAGATTTGATCAACGAGCTGGGCGACGTGCTCTGGTATGTGTCGGAGACGGCCACAGCGCTGGGGATCTGGATGGACGAAATCGCTCAGCGGAACATTGATAAGCTGAGGATGCGGTATCCGCAAGGATTTGATCCGGAAAAGAGCCTGCACCGGGAGGGGTGAACATGGCCCCCAGAACCAATCAGGCAATCGCGAAGGAGCTGCGGAGAATCGCCGAAGAAGGAATCACTGAGGACTGGCAGCGGAAGCTCCTGGAAGAAGCCGCCGGCAGGATCGAACGGAAAGGCCACAGAAAGAGCCAGCAAGGCCATACGGTGCTATACACGGTCTGGGACAACCGGACGGATAAATGCATCGCCATCGATCTTCCGGGAAAGAAGTGCGCGGAGATCATGGGGATCGAGTACAATTCCTTCCTGGTGGCCATGATGCGCGGCACGGATAGGTGGACGATCGAGAAAAGGCTCTTTGACGCCACCGGAGATTAAAAGATTATTTGAAGCCAAAAGCAAATGGCCGTCAAGTAAGAAAACGTAGTGTTTTCAAGGCTTGGCGGTCTTTTTGTTTAATCTTCACGTACAGGCGTCAAGTTAATTTTCAAATTTTCACGAACGATTTTTCCAAAATTTGTCCGAAATGTCCGGCATGTCCGGAAAAACCATGATATGATGCAGGCTGTAAAATTCTGAACCGACAGGGAGAGCAGTTTCCAAACGCTGACTCTCCTATTTTTGTGGAAAGGAGGTTCCGCAGCAGTGTTCCGCTCCTGGACGCTGGCCTGTATCGTGTTTGGCAATTTCGCGCCGACTTCGCCTAAAGCGCGTCGAGATTGAAAGGAGCAAAACAACATGTTCGCTAAGTTGAGAGCGAGTTTTAAGACCAATCCCAAGTTTTACTACGCAATGAGCATCGCGGCCACATGGGCCGGTACAGGATCCTTCATTGTGGGTACCAAGGTAGCCCAGACCGCCGGGATATTCCCCTGGCTGCTGTGGGCACTGGGTAACACGCTGGCCTGTATCGCATTTGGCCTGCTGGCACAGCGATTCCCCAAGCTTCGGGCCGTGGCCAAGTCGAGGCCGGTGCAGATTCTGATGGGCTTGATGTGCGTGTTCCAGATCTGGCTGAACATGAACGGCATCCTGGAAATGCTGAGTCCGACCGTGATCGGCAGCACAGCAAGCACCATCATCGTGTACGGCGTGAGCATCTTCTTCATCATCTTCTACCTGAAGAGGGCAACCTTCCGGAACGTGGCCACGGATAACATGAGCTGGTTCCTGGTGTACGGCCTGATCTTCATCCTGGTGATCTATTCCATGATCACGAACGGGATCCACCCGATCAGCGTCGGGCTCGTACCGGAAGAGCTGAAGGCCAAGGCATGGACCATGATCACGCTGACCTTCGGCACATTCTTCTATCCCACCTTCTGGGAACTGTTGGATTATAACGACGCGAACGAGGACGAGACAAAGCGGATCGACATGAAGCGGCCCTTTGTGATGGGCGGTCTTCTGTTCGGATTCTATCTGCTGTTCGTCCTGGCCGGTGCGTTCACCACCTATTCACCCATCGTGGATCTGCTGAAAGGCATCCTGGTGTCTCTGGTGGCGATTTCGTCCCTGTCCTCTTTCCTCTACGGCACAATGGTCAACTTCGGAAAGAAGATCGGTGTTTGCATCGATATAGCCGCGGTTGCTTCCTGGCAGCTGCTGGTGCCTATGGGCGTCATGGGTGTATGGACTGTCATGCAGAACTCGCGTATCTGGATGGTCTTCGCCATGTTCGCTGCCGCGCTGGTCTGGCATCTCCTTGAAAAGCGGAAGGGGGTGCTGACGAAATGAAAGTGACGCGGATGAAACTGTCAGCACTGAAGCCGCCGGAGAAGAATGTCAGAATCCATTCCGAGAAGCAGGTCAAAGAGTTCGTGCGGAGCCTTGAGAGCTTCGGACAGATACGCCCGATCGTTGTCGACGAGGATAACACGATCCTTGCCGGCAACGGCCTGTATGCGGCTCTCATGGCCAAAGGCGAGACGGAAGCCGACGTGTACGTGATGAAGGGCCTGTCCCCGAATGAGAAGAAAAAGCTCATGCTGGCGGACAATAAGATCTACAGCCTGGGCGTGGATGACATGGACGTCTTCGAGGAATTCCTCCGGGATCTGGGAGACGATCTGGAAATCCCCGGGTATGATCTGGAATTGCTGGAAACCATCACTGCAGATCTGGGCGACGTGGATGAAATGCTGAGCGGTTACGGAACCATCAACGACAACACCAAGCAGCAGATCGCCACCACAGCGGAGCGCTACGAGGCCCAGGAGGTCGAGCACGCCGCAGCCGCGGAGGAAATTAAGCCTACCCCGCCCCCGGCGCCGGACGCCCCGCCTGAAGCCCTCCCGAAGCGCTTTATTCTGTGCCCCAAATGCGGCGAGCGCATCTGGATGTGAGGTGACGGTCATGGCCATCATGAAAGTCTCCGGCAAGATGAACGTGGTGGAAGCAGCTCAACAGCGTATTCTCAATACATTCTCCAACGGAGTGAAGGTGTATCTGGCCTTCTCCGGAGGAAAAGACACCCTCTGCCTGTGCGGGATGATCTGGGAACTGGCCATGGCCGGCAAGATCGATCTGCATCAGCTGACGGTGTGCTTCATTGATGAGGAAAGCATCTACCCTTCCATGCTGGAGATGACCGAGGAATGGCGAAAGAAATTCCTCCGGATGGGCGCGGAATACCGCTGGTATTGCCTGCCTGTCAAACAGGTCTCCATGCTGCATCAGCTCCAGGATGATGAATCCTGGATCACATGGGAACCGGGTAAGGAAGACGTCTGGATGAGAAAGGCGCCGCCCTTCGCGATCCTCAGAGACCCGGCGCTGGAATACGCCGGGCAGATGAATTATCAGACCTTCCTTCCCAAGGTGAGTAAGGACGGCCTGATGATGGTGGGCGTCAGAGCCTGTGAGAGTGTCCAGCGGCTGAAGTATCTGGCAACCGTGAACATGACCGCCGGCAACGTCACCGGGAACAACCTTGTTTACCCGATATATGACTGGCACGACAGCGACGTGTGGCTCTACATCAAAGAGCACCACCTGCATTTCCCGCAGTCGTATATCGATCTGTATAGAGTGGGCGTCAACAGACATCAGCTGCGCCTGTGTAATTTCTTCGGAGCTGAATCCATCGCCGGTCTGCGGTGGGTCGCTGAGACGGACCCGGATTTGTGGGACAGGATCCAGAAGCGCGAGCCGAACGCATACCTGGCTCTGCTCTACTGGGACAGTGAGATGTTCCACCGATCCACCCGGAAAAGGGCGAAGCTCGAAGAGCACCAGGAGAAGAAGGACTACAAAGCCCTCTGTAAAGAGATGCTGTTCGACCACCCGGAACTGTATTTCACCACACCGGCCCGGCGGGACGTTGCCAAGTCCTACAAGAAGCTATATGTGAACGGCTTCTCCTTCATGACCGAACGGCATTTCAAAAAGATGTACGAGGGCATGAGGGCCGGAGATCCGAAGAAGCGGACGCTACGCGCCATCTATACGGACATCTTCACGGATTATGTGAAGTACGCCAAGAAATCATCCCCTGCGGGAAAGGGGGTGAATACAGATGGATAACGCATTATTCGCCCCGCTCAAATCCCTGCAGTGGGTTGACCGCGAAAAGCTACACGCCAACGGTTACAACCCAAATGTAGTCTCGGACGAGAACATGAAACTGCTCGTCCAATCAATCCTGACCAACGGCTGGACATTGCCTATCGTGGTTCGTCCGGATTTCACTATCATAGACGGATTCCACCGCTGGACAGTGTCAGGTCGCGAGCCGCTTTTATCTAAGCTCGGAGGAAAAGTTCCCGTGGTAATCGTGGACCATGCTGGAAATGAGTCCGCGGACATCTATGGAACTATCACCCATAATCGGGCGAGAGGAACGCACGTCCTGGGACCGATGAAGAGTATCATCCAAGGGCTGCTGAACGAAGGCAAGAGCGTTCCCGAGATTTCAAAACAGCTCGGCATGACCAGAGAAGAGGTCTTCCGCCTGTCTGACTTCTCCCGGGAAGACTTCCTGGAGATGATGACAAAGGGCGTAGAGGGCTACAGTAAGGCCACGATCTACAAGAAGGTCTTGTGATCGAAAACCCTGCAGCAATCGCCGCGCACACAGAGCGGAGGAAATGATACCCCTTCTGCAGAGGGCGGGGCGTACACATGCCATCCCCCGTACAGAACCCGGTCCAATATCCCAATTCCCATCACCAAATGCTCACACAGCGCCACACTCGCGCTCGCGCATTAGTTTGTTTTTCAGCGTGGCCCAAGCTGAAAGCGTTTTTTTGGCCAAATCAGGAAAAAATGGGTATGGTTTTGACGATCGCGCCGGGGAAAAAGGTACTGTGAACGGCCGAGAAAAGAGCTGCGCCCGTTCGCCGCCCAACTTTTGCAACGATATTAAGAAAAAATCCGGTGGTTTACTTGACGGAAACCCGGGAAAGGAGCACAGATGGCCGACAAGCCGAACGTCATTTTCGATGACGAAAACGTGTACATTCTCCAGACTGGAATGAACATCCATCTGAAGACGGTGGATCTGTGCTCCTTGCTCGGTGTTTCCAAGCAATACATCGGTCAGCTGGTGTCGGCTGGAATGCTGACACGGGAGATGACCGACAACGGCAGCTTCTTTAACCTGATGGACACTGTGAAGGAGCATCTGGACTCGCTCCAAGAGAAATCGAAGAAGACCGAGGACGAAAAGAAGCTGGACAAGGCCAAGATGGCCGCTGAGGTGAAGCTGAAAGCCGCCAAAGCGACCATGGCGCAACTGCAGGCGGACGAGCTGAAGGGCAAGATGCACCGCTCCGAGGATGTGCAGGCCTTCACTCAAAGCCTTGTGGACACGATAAAGCAATCCCTACTGAGCCTGCCGGGCCGAATGAGCGTGGAGCTGTCGCTGTGTGAGACGGCTGAAGAGTGCTCCGTGATCATCAAGGACACGGTGAAGGACATCCTCCGGGAGCTCAGCGAGTATGAGTATGACCCGGAGAAGTATGAAGAGCTGGTGAGAGAACGGGAGAACATGGCAGAAAAGGCAGAGGATGATTCAGATGATCTCTGATAATCAGCGCATCGGCGCGAAGAAGCTGAACCGGGAGCTAAAGAAGCAGATCCGGTCGTTCCTGGTCGCTGATGATCTGACCGTTTCCCAGTGGGCGGACAAGTTTCGCCGGCTGTCTCCCGAATCATCTGCAGAAGCCGGACCGTGGAGGACACGGAAAACACCGTATTTGAAGGACGTGATGGACGCCTTCACGGATCCCAAAATCCGGCATATCGTCATGGTGGCCGCGTCCCAGGTCGGTAAATCCGAAGCCATGAACAACATCATCGGCTACATTATCGACCAGGATCCCGGCTCCATCCTGATGATTGAACCCACCAACGGTGACGCGCGAGAGTATTCCAAGCTCCGTATCGCGCCCATGATCCGGGATAGCAAGACGCTCCGGCAGAAGGTGGCCAAGACGCTGCGGGGCGACACCGGCAACACGATTTTGCAGAAGAGCTATCCCGGCGGCATCCTGACCATGTGCGGAAGCACCGAGGCCCATGCCCTGGCATCGAAACCTATCCGGTACGTGCTGGGTGATGAGCGGGACAGATGGGCTGTGGAAGCCGGCAAGGAAGGCGACCCGTGGAAGCTGGCCATGGCCAGACAGCGGACCTTCTACAATGCCAAGAGCTACGAGTGTTCAACGCCTACCATCAAGGGCTACAGCCCCATTGAGAAGGCGTTTAACGAGGGCACCCGGGAACGCTGGTGTTCCAAGTGCCCTCACTGCGGCGAGTATCACAATATTCGCTGGCAGGATATCCGCTACCACTACGACACCGTGGAGGTCGAGCATGAAGAAACTTATATCGTAACCGAAGTGTACTATGTCTGCCCCGGCTGCGGCGGCATCTCCCATGAGCACGAGATGAAGAAGGCACATGCCCGGTGGATCCCGGAGAATCCGGAAGCGAAGAAGAACGGCATCCGGTCCTTCTGGCTGAATGCGTTCTGTTCGCCGTGGGTCGCCTGGGAAAAGATTGTCTCCGAGTACCTGGCAGCGCGAAAGGACACCAGCAAGCTGAAGGTGGTGTACAACACCCTGTTCGGCGAGCTCTGGGAAGAGCGCGGAGGGCTGGCCAACGAGGATGATTACCTGGCCAGACGCGAGGAATACGCTGCAGAGCTGCCGGATGGCGTCCTGGTGCTGACCTGCGGGGTCGATGTGCAGGATGACCGGCTCGAATATGAGGTTGTCGGCTGGGGCCTGCGGAAGGAAAACTGGGGCATCCGGCGGGGTGTGCTGATTGGCAGGCCCGATACGCCGGAGCCATGGGCCGCGCTGGATGAGATCGTCAAGCGCGTTTACCGGTTCGCGAGCGGAAAAGGGCTCCGGATCAGCATGACTTTCGTCGATGACGGCGGTCATTTCACCCAGGAAACGCGCATGCAGTGCGCACGGCGCATCGGAATGCGCGTTTTTGACTGCAAGGGTTACGGTGGAGACGGCAGACCGTACACTTCCCCGCCGAAAAAGGTGAAGATCGTTGTCCGCGGGAAGACCATCGGTGAGTGCTGGCAGTACCAGCTCGGCGTTGACGCCGGAAAGCAGATGATCATGGACGGGCTGAAGATCCAGACGCCCGGCCCCCGGTACTGTCACTTTCCCATCAATCCGGAGTGCGGATATGAGCACCGGTACTTCGTCGGGCTCCTGTCTGAGCACCTGGTGTATAAAGAACACAACAAAAATCCGTGGGTCTGGGAGAAAATTCCCGGGCATGAACGGAATGAAGCGCTCGACTGTCGCAATTACGCCATGGCTGCTTTGACGGCTCTGAGCCCCGATATGGACGCTCTGCTCCGGAAGGCGAGCGGTAACTCGTCCGAACAGGAGCAGGCCCCCAGACGGGCCAAAACAGCGCCAAGACGGGCCAGCGTTTTGGACAGGATCGAAGAGCGCATGAATGAACTGATGGATATGTGAGGTGAGAGCAGTGGCAACCCGTGATGAAATCGTGGAGCGCCTGGCATACTGGCGCGAGCAGCTGAAAAAGCTGATGGACGCCTACATGGCGCTGGTGGAAGGCCAGGTGAAGTCCTACGAGATTGATGACCGAAGCCTGACGAAGCTGGATCTTCCCTCACTGAAGAAAGCGATCAACGACGCGGAAGCGAAGGTTGATCAGTACGAAGATCTTCTGAGCGGCAGAAAGCCCCGGAAGATCATGGCCATTGTCCCACGGGACTGGTGACGGGATAACGCCGGCTCGCCGGCTTATCTATTGGCACCGCAGCGGAGTTTCGTCTCCTTTCGCCGCTGGTGCCTTTTATTTTGCAAAGATTGGAGGTGGTAAACGTGGGCAAGAAACAGATGGAAGCGCCGGTCACCGGAACGATCTATAACGCAGGGCTGAACGGCATCTATGCCAGCGGGTATTCCGAGGGCGGCGCAAGCACCAAAAAGCGGTCTTTGAAGGGCCTGACCGGCAAATCCTCCAGTCCGAACGAAGACATCAACTGGAATCAATATCCGCTCCGGCAGCGTGGAAGGCTGATGTTTATGTCTTCCCCGATTGCCAGGTCTGCCATAGAGACCCAGAAAACCAAGGTTGTCGGTACCGGGCTAAACCTGCATTCCACGATCGACCGGGATCTGCTGAAGCTGTCTCCGGAAGCGGCGAAGGAATGGCAGAAGAACACAGAGCGCCAGTGGCGGCTGTGGGCTGACAACAAGGAGAACTGTGACGCCATCGGCATGAATTCCTTCGCCGGGCTGCAGCAGCTGGCCGTGACCAACTGGCTTCCGAACGGTGACATCTTCGGACTGTTCCAGCGCGACTTCAGGACGTCGCGGATGAATCCTTTCAGTCTCCGGATCCACATGATCGAAGCTGACCGGGTCTGTACGCCTTACAACCAGATGGCTATACCGCGCGGCGGACGCACGGACGGTGTGGCCAAGAACGGAAACCGGATCTATGACGGCGTAGAGGTGGATAAGCACGGCAAGGCCGTCGCGATCTATATCTGCAGCATCTATCCGAACCAGACGCTGAGAGACGCGAAGGATATCACATGGCAGCGCGTAGAGCTGCGCAGCGCACGTACCGGCCTTCTGAATTACGTGCACATCATCGACACGGAGCGCCCCGATCAGTACCGGGGCGTTTCCTATCTGGCGCCGGTGATTGAGCCGATGTTGAACATCACCCGGTACACCCAGAGCGAGGTTATCGGGGCCATGATCCAGAGCTGGTTTACGGCCTGGATTAAGACGGAGACTAATCCGGCGGATTTCCCACTGGCCGAAGCGAGCTACGGGGATGATGACGATCCGGACAATCCTCCGGACCGGGAAATCTCCAAGAACAGCAACGAGTACGAGATGGGCCCCGGCAACGTGCTGCACCTGGGCAAGGATGAGGACGTCAAGTTCGGATCCCCGTCCATTCCGACGCCTGGATTTGACACCTTCGTCAAGGTGCTGTGCAAAGAAATCGGCGCGGCGCTGAACATCCCCTATGACGTGCTGCTGAAGGAGTTCAACGCGAGCTATTCCGCGTCCAGAGCGGCCCTGATGGAAGCCTGGGAAGCCTTCCGGATGCGCCGGGCATGGCTGGTGGAGCGCTTCTGTCAGCCGGTATATGAGACCTGGTTGGCCGAAGCCGTGGCGCTGGGACGTGTCAACGCTCCTGGATTCTTCACGGATCCCATCATCCGGGCCGCGTGGTGCAAGGCTGAATGGCTCGGACCCGTTCAGGGACAGCTCGACCCGACCAAGGAGGTCAAAGCCGACATTCTGGCGGTGGCGCATGGATTTAAAACGCATGAGCAGGTCACGCGAGAGTACGGCGGCGGCGACTGGAACGAGAACGTGGAGCGCCTGAAGGAAGAAAACGCCGCGCTGAAAGCTGCCGGCACGGACGCAGCTGCGGACGCGGACAAATTCAACAATGAGCCGGACATGGATCCGGACATGCCCGGAGGTGGAAACAATGCCTGAAGTGCTGAAACGAGCGTGCTACACGCTGAGAGTGGACGGAAGCGCCGCCGATCTGACCCTATATGGCCAGATCGTGGAAAACCGTCCCTGGTGGGCTGAGGACGATGAGCAGTTCATCGCGCTGTCCGAGTTCATTAAGGACCTGGACACGCTGAAGGGCAAGACGTCCCTGACGATTCATCTGAACAGCCTTGGCGGGGATGCTTACAGCTCCATCGCCATTCACAACCGGCTGCGGGAACTGTCCCGGGAAGGGACGCACATTGACTGTATCGTCGACGGAGCTGCCATGTCTGGCGGCTCTTTGATTATGTGCGCTGCGGATCATGTGTCCATCAATCCCTCCAGCCTTGTGCTGATTCATGACTGCTGGACCTTCGTATGGGACAGCGCTAATTCCACGAGCCTGCGGAAAACCGCTGATCAGCTGGATCAGATCAACGCTTCCCAGGCTGAAATCTACGTCCGGAAGACCGGGAAAACAGCTGATGACATCCGCGCCATGATGCAGGAAGAGACCCTGATGACTGGCCGGGAAGCTGTGGAACAGGGCTTCTGTGATGAGCTGATCGAAGACGCGGAGGATTCCGACATCTCCGTCAGCGCGGACAAACGGACGCTGTTTGTCCATGGGCATCGGATGCGCGTAGCCGCCATGGCCAAACTGCCCGATACCGTAAAAGTGGTCGAATCCGCTCCGGAAGCCCTGCCCACACAGGGATCCGCTGCCGGTGGAGATAATACGCCTGAAGCTTCAGGCAAAAAAGGAGGTTGTAAAACCATGACCCTTGAGGAATTCCGCAAGGAAAATCCGGAAGCGGCCGAGGAGCTGCTTGCCGAAGCCAGGGCGAGCGTCGAGCAGGAGAATGCAGCCGCGATTCAGGAAGCCGAGGAAAACGGACGCAACAGCGAACGTGCCCGGTGCTCCGAGATCGACGAGCTGCATGGCGTGTTCGATGATGAAACCATCCGGGCCGCGAAGTACGGGGAGAATCCCTGCACCGCGCAGGAGATGGCTTTCCGTGCCGCTCAGGAAATGGCCAGGCAGGGCAGAAGCTTCCTGAATCAGATGCAGACTGATTATCAGGAAAGCGGAGCTGACGGCGTTGGCGCTGCTCCCGGAGCGGAAGAAGAAACCCCTGTTGTAACCAATGCCGACAGGAAGGCCGCTGGCGCTGCCATGGCCAAGAAGCTGAACGGCAAGAAAACCAAGGAGGTGTAAGAAACCATGACTCGTGATCTGAATCAGAAGATCGGTGCTGTGACTCCGGAAAATCTGTTTGCCGGTCTGGATCCCCGGGCACTGACCAAAACCGGAACCCTGCGGAAGCTGGGGACTGCCGGAACGCTGGCTCGCGGCACTCTGCTGGCCAAGTCCAGCGGAACCGGCGGTGACGGCAAGCTGGTAATCTTCGGAACCACTGCCGGCACCAATGAAACTCTGACCGCCGACTGCGTCCTGGCTGAGGATGTCCCGGTCGGCACGACCAATGATGAAGCCGCCCTGGTGTACATCACCGGCAATTTCAATGAGGACGAGCTGATTATGGCCAGCGGAGCTTCTCTGACGGAAGCTGACCGTGATGCGCTGCGTGTGCGCGGCATTCTCCTGGGCGCTTCCGAGACCGAAAACGTTCAGTAAGGGAGGTACAAAGCAATGTCTGTACTCGTGAATATTCTCGAGACCTACTACATGGCAGGTCTGTGGGAAGGACTTTCCCCTGTCCCCGCTTTCTTCCGTGACCGGTATTTCCCGACCGGAGAAGGCGACATCTATGCCGCTGACAAGGTGCTGGTGGAATACAAGGACGGAGACAATGACATGGCTCCCTTCATGGTCATGGGCGCTGATCCGATCAACGTCAAGCGTGAAGGATATGAGATCCATGAATTCTCCCCGCTGTATGTCAGCCAGAGCCGCAACCTGACCGCGGACCAGCTGAAGCAGCGCGGCTTCGGTGAAGCGATCCTGTCCAAGAGCACGGAAGAAGAGCGTGCCGCGAAGCTGGTCTCTGATGACCTGGCCCTGCTGGAGCGCCGTTTCTCCCGGACGGAGGAATTCCTCTGCGCCCACGTCATGATCAACAACGGCTTCACCATCCAGGAGCACCTGGACGAAACCCACACCCGCACCGCGCAGATCAAGTATTACGATCCCAGCAACGGCAATGATGGCGCCTATACCATCACCCAGTGGGATGCGACTACCACCTTCGCGGATGTGGCTGCGGACATCGAAGCGATGTGCGACAGCCTGAGCGAGCGCGGTCTGCCTGCCGTTGACCTGGTCATCGGCCGGAAGGTGCGCGATTTCCTGCTGAAGATGCAGGACTTCCGTGATCTGGTGAACAAGCAGAGCGGAATCATCGTCGCCGAAGGCGGCATCCGCCAGACTATGAGCCAGTATGACGGCGTGACCTTCCTGGGAACGATCAACTTCAACGGCTACGATCTGAACGTGATCGTTGCCAACGAGAAGTACACCACCAAGTCCGGCGGCAGCGTGGTTCGCACCAACTACTTCCCGGCCACCTCCATGATGGTCACCGCTCCGAACGCCGGGCATCTGATGTATGCCCATATCGTCCACATGGACGAAGAGGGCGAAGTCGAGACCATCACTGGCAAGCGCGTTCCGGATCTGTTTGTGGACCGGAAGAAGAAGAAGCGCGAGATCATCCTGGAGAGCCGTCCTCTGGCCGCTCCGCAGAACTACAGCCCGTGGATCTACGCTTCCGGCGTGGTGGCGTAAGCGCGGCGTGAAAGGAGACGAACGACATGTTTGTGAAGGCGAAAACCGTATTCCGGACCAGTGATTGCCTTGCCACCCCCGGATGCGTCGTTGAAGTCGATGAAAAGCTCGGGAAACGCCTGGTGCAGAGCGGTGCGGCTGTGGAAACCACCTGTCCTGCCACTCTGGGCACCGCCGCGGCCCCTCTGCCCCGTTTCCCTGGCGAGAACCCGTCCACAGGGGTAAACGCGCCGGAAGGGCCCTCTGAGGGCGAAACAGAGGATATCGACCTGAATACCCTCTCGTACAACCAGCTGAAGGCGATGGCTCAGGAAATGGGCATCGAAACCGGAAAGATCAGGAGCAAGAGCGGAATGATCGATGCGATCACCGCCGCGCAGATGGATCCCGGGGACGATCTTCCCGACCTGACCCCGATGGACATGGTTGATTAACCGGAAGGAGATGTTTCCCCATGCTGATTAAGATCATCAGCGGGTCCTACGGACACCGCCCCATGCTTCCCAACGGGAAGCAGAGCCGCTATGTGATCCAGGTCACGCCTGATCATCCTCCCATTGAGGTGGATGACGCCACCGCCGAAGAGCTGGTGAAGGCCGGAACTGCCGAGATCGTCGGCGGCAAGCCTGAAAAGGCCGAACCCGAAAAGGAAGAACCCAAGGCCAAGAGCAAGAAAAGCTCCAAGAGCGAGGAAGTGATTCCCTGATGGGCTTCAAAGAGATGGTGGAAGCGGACAACCTGAAGACCTTCCTGGACGTGAACACCTTCGGAGAACTCCGCACCGTCACCTATGACGGTGAAACATTCAGCGGAGACGAAGAAGAAGGCATTCCGTGCGTCATCAGTCAGCTGAAGGAACAGGAAAGAACCACCCAGATGAGCGACCATGAGCACGGAATCTACCGTGTGACGGCGGTTTTTCACTGCCGGCTGCTCGATCTGGACGGCGCGGTACCGGAAAAGGGCCGGAAATTCGGCATCTATGATGCGGATGACGGGTTCCTGAGATGGTATTACGTGGCACAGTCCGGCTGTGATCACGGCATGGTTCGCCTGGAGCTGGAAGCGCTGGACGAGTGAGGTGAGAACAGATGGCCGTCCTTGACGTCAAAGTCGACGGGCTTAATTCCCTGGACTATGTCAATACGATCCTGTTCTCCTTCCCCGGAAAGGCGATGGCCGCAACGCGAAGAGCCGCGAAACGCGCCGGACAGGCCGGTAAAACGGAAGCGAAGCGCTACGCGACCCGAGTCTACAACATCAAAGCTGGCCAGTTCTCCAAAAACACCCAGACAACTGTCAAGGTTTTTGGCGGCGGCAGCGGTGCTACCAAGGTTATCATCCGGTATTCCGGCGCGATGCTGGATCTTCTGGAGTTCTCCCCCAAGATCTCTGATTCGGACGGCGTACGGTACCAGGCGAAGCGAGGAAACGAGGTTCACCTACGACATGCCTTCGACATCCAGTCGTACGGCGGTCACGTATACGAGCGCGTCGGAAGGCCGAGATTCCCCATCCGGAAGAAATACGGGCCATCAACTCCGCACATGCTGAAGGATACCGAGGTAGCCGATCCGCTGGGCAAGCGGATCATGGAAGTTTTCAATGAGCGTCTGTCTCACGAGATCGGGCGCATCCTGGGCAAGTAAGGAGGGCCAAGGAATGACCAGTGTACGACTCCTGGAAGCTCTCCGGGACCGCACCAGAGAAGCGACCAGTGAGCTTCTGATGCCGATGAAGCCGAACAAGGGAGAGCCGGACAAGGAAGACAGGGCGCCGGCGGTCTACATTGCCAGGCTTCCGGATGAGAAGTCATCCAACAAATACGCGCCGTATGTGCTGCATACGGTGGTGAACACGTCCTACCAGCAGGAAGCCGGGGCAATGATGCCCATTGGCCTTGTCAACGTGCGGACGCTGTTCTGCGTGTACTCTGCAGATGAACAGGAGGGCGGGCTGCACCTGCTGAACCTGATGGAGCGCATCCGGATTGACCTGATGACGCATCCTGTGCTGGAAAAGCAGTTCAAGCTCGACCATGAGGGTGGGATTGAGCAGCTGGTTTATCCGGATGACACCGCCCCGTTCTATCTGGGCGAGATGATGACGGTATGGAAGATGCCGCCAATCAGACAGGAGGAAAGAAGCGTATGGGACGGACAGCCGCACAAGTATTGAACCCCTACTATGTGTACATCGGGCCTACGATCAGGAGCTACATCCAGCGGAACACCATCATTCCCGGCACCCGGGAAGATGTGGAGAAGAAGCTGGCAAGAGCGATTGAGAAGTATCCACCGATTGCGCAGCTTCTGGTCACCGGCGACGAGCTGGCCGAAGCGAGACAACTGATTAAGCAGCCCGGCAACCGTCTGTATGAAGTGTACAGGCGGTTTGTTAATGGGCTGAAATAAAATGGAGGTATGAACCGATGGCAAAGCATGGCGTTTATGTGATGGAGCAGGCCACCAGTGCCGTGACTCCCGCAACCGTCGAAACCGGTTTGCCGCTGTTCTTCGGGGCTTCCCCGATCCATATGGCGGACAATCCGGCGACCCCCGGGGTACCTGTCCTCTGCACCAGCTGGAATGAAGCGGTGGAGAAGCTGGGCTACTCCGATGACTGGGACACGTATCCTCTGTGTGAGGCTATGTATTCCCACTTCAAGCTGTTCAACGTGTCCCCCGCGATCTTCGTGAACATGCTGGATACCAGCACCATGAAGAGCGCGGTAGCGGCTGCGGACAAGAACGTGGTCTCCAAGAAGGTCGCTCTGAGCGCCAAGGCGATCCCGTTTTCCGTGGTCGTGAAGGCTTCCAGCTCCGCGTCTGCTGCGCTGGTGAAGGACACCGACTACGCGCTGTACTTCGCGGATGGAGTGCTGACCGTGGAAGTCCTGAGCGGCGGATCCGCGTACAGCGCTTCCGCTCTGAACATCGCCTATGACGAAGTGACTCCCGCCAGCGTGACCGCTAACATCGTGGCCGCAGGCGTGGAAGCCGCTGACCTGTGCATGAGCACGATCGGCCTGATTCCCGATCTGCTGCTGGCGCCCGGCTATTCCGATCAGCCCGCTGTTGCGGCGGTGCTGGCCGCGAAGGCTGCAGCCATCAACGGTATGTTCCGGGCCAAGGCCATCATCGACCTGTCCACCGCTGCTACCGGCGGCGCTGACACCTACGATGAGGTCATCGCGCTGAAGAACAGCAACAACTTCACTGACGAGAACGAGATCGTCTGCTGGCCGCTGGTCAAGCTGGGCGACAAGGTGTTCCACATGAGCACCCAGGTTGCTGGTGTGATCGCTTCCACCGACGCGGATTACGGCGCTCCGCACGTCAGCCCCTCCAACAAGGGTCTGCAGTGCGACAGCCTGGTGACCGTCGCCGGCGGCGAAGTGATCCTCAGCCTGGAACAGGCGAACATCCTCAACGGCGGCGGCGTCGTGACCGGCCTGAACTTCATGGGCGGTTTCAAGGTGTGGGGCAACTACACTGCCTGCTATCCCGCGAATCAGGACGTGAAGGACTACTTCATCTCCGTTTCCAGGATGATCGACTTCGTGGGCAATACCCTGATCAAGACCTTCTGGGGCAAGATCGACGAGCCGATGACCCGCCGGTACATCGACACCATTCTCGACAGCTGCAATATCTGGCTTAATGGCCTGACCGGCTCCGGGTACATCCTGGGCGGTCGCTGCGAGATGCTGGAGGATGAGAACCCCACGACCAACCTGATGGGTGGAATCGTGAAGCTGCATGTGTACGTGACGCCGCCGTCTCCTGCACAGGAAATCGACTTTGTGCTTGAGTATGACCCGTCCTACGTCACCGCGGCTCTGACTTAAGGAGGGATGAGACATGTCCAAGCAGCCTGAAACCAATATCATCTATGAGCTCTATGAGGACAGCGTCAACTATATGGGGCTGACTCAGGCGACGCTCCCGAACCTGGCGTTCATCGTGACCCAGATTCAGGGCGCCGGCATGAACGGCAATGTGGACGTTCCCGTCGCCGGCATGCTGGAAGCCATGGAGCTCGCGCTGAACTTCCGCAGCCCCACCGAAGCCGCGAAGACCCTGGCCGCTGCCAAGACCCACCACCTGGATCTGCGTGTCGCTGCCCAGTATTGGGACACCGTGGCTGCGGAGTATGGCATCGAAGCCGACAAGTACGTGATGGTCTGCCGGCCGAAGGCCATGAACCCCGGAAACCTGCAGCCTGCCACTCCGGCAGACACCGCCAACACCTTCTCCGTGACGTATTACGCCGGATACAAGGATGGCGTGAAGATCTGGGAAGTCGATCCCACGAACTATATCTGCACCATCGACGGTGTGGATTACTTCGCCCCCATCCGCAAGGCGCTGGGCAAGTAAGCATTACGGGCTCTGGCGCTTTGCCAGAGCCCTAACTTTTTACGAACCGAAAGGAGACGAAAACCATGGCAGACAACAAGACTGCGAATGCTCCGCAGGAAGAAGCGACCACCAAGGAAAACACGGGTGTTGTAACCCTCACATTGACGAAGCCTTTGGATTATAACGGTCGCGTCTATACGGAGATCATCATGGATCTGGAGAACCTGACCGGCAAAGACAGCATGGAAGTCGAAGCAGAGCTTATGCAGCGCAAGAAGCAGGCTGTGATCATGGGCGCCCTGAACAACGATTACATCATGGGCATCGCGTCCAAGGCCACCGCCCGGGCGAAATGCCCCCTGGGGACGGACGCCTTCCTGGCGCTGAGCCTGAAAGACTTCAACCGTGTCAAGAATGCTGTGCAAAATTTTTTGCTGAAATAGGCGCATCCGGTGGAGACGGCGGGGACTGGCTGAGAACCAACGCAATGCGGATGGCAAAGAGTTTCAATACACCCGTGTTCGATTGGGTCAGCCTGCCCCTGGCCGAATTCACCCGCTGGATCCGCGCCGGCAATAAGGTAATCGACGAAGAGAACAAAGAAATCCAAAAGGCCAGAAATCAAAGCCGGAGACGGTAGGCCTTTTCACTATAACCGAAAGGAGATGCTACGATGGCTGCAAATTATCAGATGCTGTTTGAGCTGAACGCCGCACTGGGCGGCGGGTTCGCATCCGCGTTCTCGCAGGGCTCACAGCATATTGACAATATGAAAGCCAAGCTGGATGCCCTGAACAGCGCAGGGAGCACCGGCGATGTGCTGGGCGGCATCTCCGCAGCCCTGGAAACCGCTGGAGTGATTAAGGGCCTGGAAGCGGTCTATGACACGCTGAAGGAATGCGCCGAAGCAGCTGCTCAGTTTGAAACATCTATGGCTGGCGTCAAACGTACCGTCGGCGGGTCGGATGACTTTATTGACAGCCTTGGCGAAAACTTCAAAAGGCTGAGCACAGAGATCCCTATCACATCGAATGAGCTGGCCGGAATCGCTACGACCGCCGGTCAGCTGGGTATCGCACAGGCCGACGTGGAGACCTTCACAACGGTTATGGCCCAGCTGGGCACCACGACGGACCTGAGCGCGGACAGCGCGGCTACCATGCTGGCACAGTTCGCCAACATCACCGGCGTCACGGACTATCAGCGTCTGGGTTCCACGGTTGCGGCCCTGGGCGATTCCACCGCAACCACCGCGAGCAAGGTTGTCGAGATGAGCCAGGGCATGGCCGCAGCCGCAACCATTGCCGGATTCAGCGAACGTGACATCCTGGCTGTATCCGCTGCCGTCGGCTCCCTGGGTATCGAATCCGCATCCGGGTCCACGTCCATGTCCACCCTGATCTCCACCCTGTACAAGGCGACGCAGACCGGGGACAAGCTGGAAGATTTTGCTTCCGTCGCCGGCATGAGTGCGGAGCAGTTCAAACAGTCCTGGGGCGAGGACGCGGTCGGTACCATGAACGCCTTTATCCAGGGATTGAATGACACCGAGCGGAACGGGAAATCCGCTGTGGTCATCCTGGATGAACTGGGCATCAAGAACGTCCGGCAGACGAAGGCCATCCTCGGTCTGGCGTCCGCCGGGGACCTGCTGAGCAGGACCATTGAGCAGGCAAATACTGCATGGAATCAGAACACCGCCCTGGGCGAGAAGGCTTCTGTCATGTACAACACGACGGAAGCGAAGCTCACCATGATGCAGAACGCGGCCAACAACGTGAAGATCGCGGTCGGCGATGCGCTGACACCTGCCATTTCCGGTGTGGCCGATATGCTGACTGGGATCCTGGAACCCCTGTCTGAATTTATCGAAGCAAACCCCGCTATCGTCCAGGGATTGACCGCTTTCGTGGGCGTCCTGGGCCTTGCCACCGCGGCAGTGGGCGCCTACACGGCTATCACGAAACTGGCCGCAGCGGCGAACCTGCTCTTTGGAGGATCCATTCCCGGGGTGGGCATCATTCTCGGGGTAGCTGCCGCCATCGGCGGACTTGTGGCGGGTATCGGTCTGCTGACAGCGGCATACGATGACGCGCATCCGTCATTTGAGAAGCTGGACGCTCAGTTCGACGAGCTGAACGAGAAGGCAAAGGAGCAGCAGCACATCATTGATCTGGCGCAGGAATACAAGAGCCTGTCACAGGAGATCGCCGATCTGGAAAGCCAGGGCGTCGGACAGATCACGGAGAAGATTGACATCTCCGGCGTCAAGAAGTCCGACCTGGAGCTGCTGAAGGAGATTGCGGAC